CTACATCATCGAGTGGAATGAGATGCACAAGGATTCCGGCAAGGTAGACAAAAAGACCGGTGAAAGAGTGACATCTCGAAGGGCTAATCAAGCCGATTTTGATGCATTTTAGGAGGTGAAGTGAGTGGCTGGAACAATTAAAGGAATCACAATTCAGATCGGTGCTGATACCACGAAGCTGTCCAGCGCTCTGAATTCCGCCAACAAAGCAATTAAACAGACGCAGACAGAGCTGAAAAACGTGGAGAAGGCTCTCAAGGTCAATCCCACGAATATTGATCTCTTAAGAGATAAGCAGGGGCTTCTGAATGATAAGATCGCGGACACCAAGACGAAGCTGGATGCGATGAAGCAGGCACAGGCTCAGCTTGATTCTCAGGGAGTGGATAAGAATTCCAAGGAATATCGAGAGCTCCAGACACAGATTGACCTGTGCGAGCAGGAGCTTAAGGATCTCAACAAGGAATCAAAGAATTTCGGATCAGCCGGAGCTCAGGCGGTCGCTGCAGTGGGCGAGAAGCTCAAGGATGTAGGAGCGAAGATCTCCGAGGTTGGGCAGAATCTGACCACTCATGTCACGCTTCCTCTGGTAGCTGTTGGCTCTGTCGGTGTCGCTAAGTTTGCAGAGGTTGACAAGACCATGCAGCTGACCAATGCCACCATGGGCAACACTGAGGAGCAGGCAAATCTTCTCAATCAGGCGATGAAAGATGCTGCAGCGAATTCCACCTTTGGAATGAATGATGCGGCAACAGCAACGCTGAATTTCGCTCGTGCCGGTCTTACGGCTGAGCAGGCGGCAGCAGCTCTGGCTCCTTCCATGAATCTGGCAGCAGGCGAAGGTGGAGATCTGGACACAGTATCTGCCGGACTTGTGGCCACAATCAATGGATTCCATGGAAGCTTTGATGATGCGGCCAAATATGCAGATGTTTTCGCCAATGCCTGCAATAATTCGGCATTGGATGTGGACAGCTTATCGAGCGCAATGTCTGTGGCTGCACCTATTTTCTCGGCTGCAGGTTACACAGTCAATGATGCCGCTCTCTATATGGGAGTTATGGCCAACAACGGAATTGATGCAGACAAGGCGGCTAATTCATTAAAGACCGGACTTGCAAGGCTGGTGTCTCCGGCCAAGGAAGGTGCTGAGATGATGGAGCAGCTCGGAATCTCTGTCACCAATTCTGATGGATCGATGAAGGATTCTGTGACGATTCAGAGAGAGCTCCATGATGCTTTTGGCCAGCTGTCCGAATCAGAACAGATCGCAGCGGCTTCCGCTATCTTCGGAAAGAATCAGATGGCTCCATGGCTGGCTCTCATCAATTCGGCTCCTGGTGATGTTTCAGAGCTCTCCAAGGCATTGGAGACAGAAGGCACAACGGCAGAGATGTCCCAGGCGATGATGTCCGGATTCGGTGGATCCATTGAGAAGCTCAAGAGCTCCATCGATGTTGCAGCAACATCTCTGGGCGAAGCTTTGGCTCCTACGATCCAGAAGGTAGCCGATGCTATTCAGAAGGCTGTGGATTGGTTCAACAGCTTATCTGATGAGCAGAAGGAAATGATTGCAAAGGTCGGACTTGTGGTGGCTGCCATCGGTCCGCTTTTGATTATTGTGGGCAAGGTCATCTCCCTGATCGGCACGATCATGACCTTGGCTCCGGCACTTGGCACAGCAATCTCTGTGATGACAGGCCCGATCGGACTTGTGATCGCTGCCATTGCGGCGGTCATCGCAATCGGTGTGGCTCTATATAAGAATTGGGACACCATCAAGGCAAAAGCCGAGGAGATCGGCAAAGCCATCAAAGAGAAATGGGAGAACATGAAGCAGGCTGTCTCTGAGAAGGTCACAGCCATGAAGGAAGCGGTCACTGAGAAATGGAATAACATGAAATCAGCGATTGCCAATTCCGCAATAGGCCAGACGGTTGGCACCGTATGGCAGGCGGCAAAGGACACCATGAGCGAGAAGCTCAACAATATGCGCACGGCTTATGACCAGCACGGAGGCGGTCTCAAGGGTGCTGTTGCGGCTACCATGGAGGGTATCAAAGGCTACTACACAGCCGGATTCACTTTCGTGGATAACCTGACCGGCGGAAAGCTCTCCAATGTGCTGAATACAGTCAAGACCAAGATGGAAGATGTGAAAAACAATGTCTCTGAGAAGCTTGAGAATGTAAAGGCTCACTTCAATGAGAAGCTCTCTGCAGCTCTCTCGACAGCGACAACAAACTTCACGAACATCAAGACAACAGTGCAGACCAAGATGGACGATGTCAAGAATGATGTCAGCACCAAGCTTGAGAATGTGAAAACATTCTTTTCAACGAAGATGGCCACGGCGGCCAGCACGGTCTCCACGAAGATGGTTGAGATCAAGGGGCATTTCCAGAATAAGATGGAGGATGCCAAGACAAATGTGAGCCAGAAGCTCGAATCGATCAAGGGATTTTTCTCTGAGAAGCTCGGCTCTATCGCAAGCACGGTGTCATCCAAGATGCAGGAGATCAAAAACAGCTTTACATCGAAGATCCAGGAGGCGCATGATACCATCTCCGGAATCATCGAGAAGATCAAGAAGCTTTTCGATATTAGCTTGAAGCTGGACATCAAGCTCCCTCACATCTCCGTGAGCGGTGGTGAGGCTCCTTATGGTATTGGTGGCAAAGGTTCGCTCCCTAGCTTCTCTGTGGAATGGTATGACAAAGGTGGTATTTTTGACCGCCCTTCCATCATCGGTGTAGGAGAGAAGCGTCCTGAGTTTGTTGGAGCTCTGGATGATCTGAGACAGATCGTGAGAGAGGAATCCGGTGCAGGAGCTTCCGCACAGCTTCTCGCTCAGATGGTTAGTCTTATGAGCCAGCTTGTAGATCAGGGCATGAAGCCGATCACAGTCAATCAGACCATCAATGCCAACGAGACAAGCTATTCCGAACAGCAGAAGGCAGCAGCCTATGAATTCAAACAGATTGCGAGGGCGCTGACATGAAACAGTATGAATCATTGAAATATGTCAATTCCAGAGGTGAGAGCATCACCTTTGGAATTGGCTCAAAATACCATGTGAATGTCCAGAAGGATGTCTCCGGCATCTCGGACATCACAAACACAATTTATTCCACCGGATCCATGGGACAGCATGGTGACACACTCGTGGGCAACAGAATCGAGCCTCGTGACATCGAGATCACCGGCAAGATCCAAGATCCGGACAAGGACACACAGCTGAGGCTGAGAAGAGAAGCGGTCAGGATCCTCAATCCGGATCTCCTGGGCACGCTCTACTATCAGTATGGCGATTATATCAAGAAAATCGGTGCAAAAGCCAAGGAAACTCCTCGATTTTCGCATCCGAATATCTCCGAAGAGTTTTCCATCCTCTTCCGATGCCTGGATCCATTCTGGAGAGATGAGGCAGAGGTCAGAGAAGAGGTTGCCACATGGGTAGGAGATTGGGAATTCCCTTGCGAGATCGACAAGGATGATCCGCAGGATATGATCTTTGGCCACCATGAGGAATCCGTCATCGTTACAGTATACAATGCCGGACACATCGCCACAGGAATGCGAATTGTTTTCAGAGCTCTTGGAGAGCTCCAGAATCCTCAGCTTTTCAACGTGGCCACAAGAGAATATATGAAGCTCAACTATACGATGCAGGGCGGAGATGTGATCACAATCGACACCAGCTATGGAGCGAAGAGCATCATCCTCACCAGAAACGGTGTGGAGACCAACATCTACAGATACATGGATGTTGATTCGACATTCCTGCAGCTGGACATCGGTGACAATATATTCCGCTATGACGCAGATGATGGGCTTTCCAATCTTGAGGTCACAGTGTACTTCGCACAGAAATATCTGGGGGTATAGCCTATGGATGTGAGAGTTTTTGACAAGGAACTGAATGCCCTGGGCCTCATCGATGAGATGACAAGTCTCATCTGGACGATCAAATATTTCTCTGTGGGCGAGGTCAAGCTTCTTGCCCCTATGACAGAAAACAACAGAGAGCTCCTGCAGGTTGGCAATATCCTTGTGAAGCATGATGAATATATTGATTATGTGGATGAGGATGAGAACACCTGGAGGAGAGGAGCTGAGATCAATTATGTGAGATATGCCAAGGATGAAAAGGGCCAGGAGCAGATTGAAGCTCGTGGCTCTATTATTTCATCGTGGCTGAATCAGAGAGTGATCAATCCACAGATTCAGCTCACCGGCACCTGCCAGCAGATCGTCAACAAGCTCATCGAGAGGAATATCGGCTCCGGAGCAACAGCTTCGAGGAAATTTCCTCAGCTCGTGATGCTTGCCCAGGAAGATCTGGGAGGAGCTTCCACAGAATACTCCAATGAGGAGCTCAAAGCTCTTGGAGATGAGGTCAGAGATGTATGCCAGCAGGGCAAGATCGGATATGATCTTTTGATCTGCGAGAGGCTCAAGCAATTCGGATTCTATCTTTATGATGGAAAGAATCTGACATCGGGCAACACAGATGGAAATCCGCCTTGTATCTTCTCAAGGGATTTCGACAATGTGAATGAGCAGGAATATGAGGATGACACCTCAAATGTAAAGAATCACGCTTTTGTGAGAGGTGCTGCAGATTCCAACAATAAGCAGGAGGTTGTCGAGGTCGATGAGGATGGTGCTTCCGGATATGAGCTGATGGAGGTGCTCATCGATGCATCAGACATCCAGCGCACGGCTGAGAATAGCCAGGGAGAGCAGCAGGACATTCCTGTTGCAACATACAGAGCTATGCTGGCCACAAGAGGCAACACGGAGCTGGCCCAGAGAATAGAAAACTATACTTTCAACAGCTCCATCAATGTGATGAGCAATCTGAGATATAAAGAGGATTTTGACCTGGGCGATCGTGTGACCTGCATCGAAAAACGATGGGGAATCACAATCAATTCCAGGATCACAGCGATAACACAGACATTCGAGAGCGGAAAAGTGCTGATCGAGGCCACATTCGGAGAATCAGCTCCCACTCTTCTGGATAAGATTAAGAAAGCGAGGTGAAAAGAGTGGCTAATTATTTACCATTCAACAGCATTGACCATGATCGTGTCTATAAGGCAGAGGATTGGGCATGGTATTTCTCCACTTTCATCGGAAATGGTGTCTTTCCTAAGCCTACAAATGGGCTGATGGTTATGGCCAACGGAGCGATGAATGTGGCGGTCAAAGCCGGATTCGGATTCATCAATGGCTATGCCTTCCGCAATCAGGACGATCACGTGATCACAATCGCCATCGGAGATGGCTCCCTGGGACGAATCGACAGAGTTGTCCTCAGATGGGATCTCACCAACAGACAGATGGTGCTGGATGTTCTCCAGGGCACTCCTTCGGCTGATCCTCAGCCGGTGGCACTGACAAGGACAGCAGACACCTATGAGCTGGCTCTTGCGGATATATCCGTGACAAAGGGCATGACAACAATCTCACAGGCGAATATCACAGACAGACGCACCAATCCGGATCTCTGCGGAATCGTGGAGGGCACTGTCAGCCAGATCGATTGGGCAACTCTTGTGGCTCAGCTGGATGCATTCATGGCTGACTATAAGCAGCAGGTGTCTGATGATTATGATGCTTATGTTGAGGACATTGAGACCTATGAGGCAGCATTCAAGGCAGCCCTTGAAGGCTGGGAGGCTGATGAGAAGCAGAGCTTTGAGGATTGGTGGGATGATGTGAAGGATCTTCTTGATCCTGAGCCTGCCGGACAGCTCGCTCTGGCCATCCAGAGATTGAGAGCTCAGATCGGCATCCCGGATGAATATGATCCTGAGAGGATTTATGAGCCGAAAGAATACTGCATCCATGACAACACACTGCAAAAGTGCACCACAGAGACAATCGGTGGAGGCTTTGATGCAGGCTATTGGAGAGCTACAACAGTGATCAAAGAGATCGAGCTCTCCGTGGCAGAGGCACAGGAAGCGATGAAGGCTGAGATGGCCAAGGGCTCCCTGGCGATCGATTCCGGGCTTGCAATCAATGATTCCGGTGACAGATTGATCGTGAATGAAGATGGTGACCTTCTGGCTGTGCGCCAGACAATAAAATTCAATTACGCATAAGGAGGATGAACGAATGGCGGACTTGAGACTTTCACAGATGGGACAGGTCAGCTCTCCCATCAACAGAGCTGTCCAGAATATGCTTCTGGACAATGAAGCTGACGCAAATTCCCACAGAGCTCTTTTGACACAGATCTTCGGATCCGGATCAGGCGCAGCCAACAGGCTTGCATTCAGAGAAGAGATCACTGAGATCACAGAAGAGATGTGGGACAGCATCGGAGATGGATCCTTTGATGCAGTCCATGTCGGAATGCATTACACAGCACCATCTGGCAGAAAATACTTCTTTGCTGATGCAGATTATTTCTTCGGACATGGTGACACAGAGATGACTGATCATCACATGCTTGTCATCGAAGATGAGATCAATGGTCATCAGCAGCATCAGACAACAAACGTGACCACAGGCGGAGCAACAAGCTCTCTGATCTACACCACTTATCTCCCTGCTCATCAGAGTGAGCTTGAGGCGGATTTTGGCGCTGATCACATCCTTGAGGCAAGACTTCTCCTCTCGAATGCTGTTGCCAATGGAATGCCTTCCGGCTGGGCATGGGCAGGAAAGAAGAGCTTCCTCATGAATATGCCGATGGTCTTTGGCCATTATCTGCAGTTTACAGGAAACACAGGCGAGATGTACAACGGCGGAAACCGTGTGAGACAGCTCGCACTCTTCCAGGCAATGCCTGAGACCATTATCGCGAGAAATGCTGAGACAGATGCTCGTGATTGGTGGTGGACAGATGATGTGGCAAGTGCAGCCTACTTCGGCCTTGTGGACAACAGCGGCCTTGCGAACCTCGGCAGCGCTTCAGCCGCTGGCGGTGTCCGCCGGGCTTTCCTGATCAAGAAATCATAAATCCGGGCCCCTTGTGGGCCCGATGGATAAGGAGATGACAAAAGATGTCTGGTGTCCGAAAAAGTGAAAGAGGCGAGAGCAGACTTGAGGCTCAGCATGTGGCTTATAAGCTCAGAAAGATGATCGTCAAGGAGCTTCTCACCGATTTCGGAACTAAAAACAACACGATGCCGGAATGGCTCATCGAGGAAGAGCGCAAGCGTGTCCTGGATCTTGTCCAGGGCATCAGCGCACATCTGAGAGCGGCCAACACTATCTGGCCAGATTATATGGTGGAATTCACCGAAAGACGATTGCAGATGGACAAGGCTCTTGAGTGTTGCAATATGCTCCAGGATGAGCTCCAGGCGATTGTGGAGATGGTCCCAGCAGATAAAAACAGATATACACAGATCGTGCTGGAGATCGAAAAGGAATTCAATCTCATCAAGCGCCTGAGGCAATCGGACAACAGATTCCTTAAGAATCTCAAAGACAGGGCAGCTCCTGATTGTGCAGCCAACTTCGGCAATGTGAACAACAACGGCAATGCGAACAACAACAGCGCTTCTAACGCTAACGGTGTCCGCCGGGATTTCACAGACGCATCAAGGGGCTAATGTCCAGATGCGACAATGGGAAAGGAGGAGCTGTCCTTCCTGCAAAGGTAAATAGCGGCCATGACGGATCCAGCCAAGGCTGGTGATCCTCTCAGCGTGGTTTTTAATTTATGGGAATTTATACAGATGCAAACCTCATCTATGAGGCTGGTGACAGGGCGATGGAAGGTGCTCCCTGGAAGCACGCAACACATCTCTTCGAGATGAATCATTTGCTGGAGACAGCAAAGATCCAGAAGCAGATGGAAGAGCGGAGCTATTCGCCAGATTGCGGAAAAACTTTTGTTATTCGGGAGCGAGGAAAAAGAAGAGTGGTCACAAGCATTCCGTGTCCGGATAAAACGGTCAATCATGTCCTATGTGACAATGTGCTCGGTCCTCTTCTGGATCCGTACCTCATTCATGACAATGGGGCAAGCAGAAAAGGCAAAGGTGTGGCTTTTCACCGGAGACGATTCGAGCAGCACATTCATGAATACTACAGAAAATATGGAAATCAGGGATTCATCCTCCTGGGAGATTTCAAGAGCTATTATGCGAGCATCGATGCGGCACTTGCCACAGAGATGCTCGTGTCGCTCTTGGAGAAAAGCGAAAAGCTCTCCAAGGAAGATCTGGATCAGACCGAATGGCTCCTTGAGACCATCCTGGGCGATGGTGTGGGAGTGAATATCGGTGGCCAGCCCTCTCAGAATGTCGGAATCACTTTTGCACATGGCATCGACAACTATGTGAAAACAGTGAGAAGCCAGAGATTTTATGGCAGATATTCAGATGATTTCTATTGCATCAGTCCGAGCAGGGAATTCCTGCAGGAGCTCACCGAGGGCATATCAATAGAGGCTCAGAAGTGCAAGCTGACAGTGCATCCGAATAAGACGCACATTGCGAAGCTCGATGAGCCATTCAAGCACCTGCAGATCAGCTATCGTCTCACAGAGACCGGCAAGCTGGTCAAAAGGATCAATCCTGAGGCTGTCACAAGAGAGCGGCACAGGTTGAAGGCATACAAGCGACTACTCATGGCCGGAAGGATGAGCGATGAGGAAGTGGAGAATGCTTTCAAGAGCTGGATGGTCCTCAATTACAAAGTGATGTCAAGGATGCAGATCCAGGGCATAAATAATCTTTACACAGATCTATTCGGAAAGGAGATCACATGGAAAATATCACGATTGCGTTATCTAACGGCACAGAGCTCACAGGCTTAGAGCTCAACGGTAACAATTACATTTCACCTGAGAAGCTGACGGAGGACACCTTTGCTGACGGTCTCTCTCCGGTAGTGATCAATGGAGAAGAGCATGAGCAGATGGCTCTTGTGCAGTGCATCCAGCACGCTGATGGCCGCACTTGGTTCATCCTGAGAGATGTGACTGCGGAAGAGGTTGCGAATGCAAAGCTTCGCTCTGACATTGATTTCATCGCACTGATGTCTGACATCGAATTATAAGGAGGTTGAGAAGATGGCAAAGAATAAACAGCACAGCCCTAAGTTTGCACTTGTAAAGAGCTACTATGCAAGGAAGCTCTGGAATGAATATCGCGTCCGCATGGCCGTAGTACATGCCTGGATCACATCGGAGGAATTCGAGGAGATTGTCGGCAAGCCTTATGAAGAGGAGGAAGCCGGAGAATGAATGAGCCTATAGGATTGACACCTGCTGATGTTTGGCAGCTCATCCTTGTGATCTGTGGTGCGATCATCACAGTGTCCGGAGCGATCAGCGTCATCATCAATCTGGCGAATAAGGCAAAGGAGCCGAACAAAATGCAGGATCAGAGAATCAAAGCTCTGGAGGAGAAGGTGGATGAAATCACCGGACGATTGAAGGAAGGTGACAAGCATTTCGATTCTGACAGTGAGCGCATGGATGCGCTTGAGCGGTCCATGAAAGAAACCAACCAGGTAATCATCGAGAGCTTGCAGGCTCTCACAGCTCATGCGATAGATGGGAACAACACGCAGGAGCTCAGGGAAGCCAAAAAGAGGCTCGATGATTATCTCATTAAAAAAGTATAGGAGGAAATCAGACATGAAGATGAGCAATAAGGTCTATGACATACTTAAGTATATCACGCAGATCATCATCCCTGCGGTGGCAACTTTATATTTTGCCCTGGCTGGGATCTGGGGCTTTCCTTATGGAGAGCAGATCGTGGGAACTCTCACGGCAATCGACACATTCCTTGGAGTGTGCCTGGGTATCTCGACAATGAATTATAAGAAGGGCGGTGAAGCGTAATGAAGGGAATCGACATCTCCGGATGGCAGAAGGGCATCAAGCTCGACAAGATTGATCTTGATTTTGTCATCATCAAAGCAACACAGGGGACAACGATCACCAGCAATTCCTTCACTGATCAGGCAAGCCAGGCATTCAAGCTCGGCAAAAAGGTAGGATTCTATCATTATGCCGGAGGCGGCGGAGCTGAGGCAGAAGCAAAGCATTTCATCGATGTTGTGAAGCCTTATCTGGGAAAAGCCATTCTCGTGCTTGATTGGGAAGGTGAACAGAATCCAAACTTTGGAAATTGTGCTTATGCCATTGATCTTCTGGCTCAGATCAAGAAGCTGAGCGGAGGCATCACACCATTCATCTATATGTCCAAGAGCTATGTTAGACAGTGGGCAGCAGCCTGGGCAACGATTGCCAGGGAAGTGCCTCTCTGGTGTGCACAGTATGCCAACAATCAGATCACAGGCTATCAGGAGAATCCATGGACAGATGCCAAGGGCTTCGGTCCTTGGGGCAATGGCTGTGCGATCTATCAGTATTCAAGCCATGGCAGACTGAATGGCTGGGCTTCCAATCTTGACCTGGACAAAGCTTTCATCTCTGCAGAAGAGTGGGATGCATACGCTTCCGGATCCGGAGCGCCTGCTGCCGCTCCTAAGAGCGTGGATGAGCTGGCCAAGGAAGTCATCGAAGGCAAGTGGGGCAATGGTGCTGACAGAAAAGCCAAGCTCACTGCAGCCGGATATGACTATGCAGCTGTGCAGGCCAAGGTGAATGAGATCGCCGGAGCCGTGGCTCCTTCTGGAAAGAAGAAAACGGTCACAGAGCTGGCCAAGGAAGTCATCCAGGGCAAGTGGGGCAACAATCCTCAGAGGAAGAAGGCTCTGATCGCAGCTGGATATGACTATGATGCGATCCAGAAGAAAGTGGATCAGATGATGAAGAGATAACGTGGCGGAGGCTGGAGGCTTGGAGGCTCCCTCCTGCGAGCTCACCAATGCCACAATAGAAAAGCACCTGCAGAGACTTGAGCTCCTGCAGGTGCTTTTTTTTTATGCTGGAATTCGAATTCTAAAGATGATACAATCCTGGTGGATGAAAAGGTTTGCCGACAAATCTTTCAAGTCCACTTGGCGGATGGTAGGCAAACCTTTTTGCCTATCTCTGCCGGTAACATTAAAAAATATATAAGCCTCACCATTCTTAAGCTCTATCTTATCAATGAAAGTCTCGACAAGCCGAGATCTGAATTCGGCATCCGTCACGTCTCCATTTTTGAATTGATTAAGCCATAAAAGGATCACGTCCCTTGAGAGCATTGGCTGCTTTATGCTTTCGCCGGCGATCTCGCTCTTGAGGCCCTTGATTTCGTCATCCACAGCCTTGATGCGGTCAATCAGTCCGCTGACATCCGGAGCCACCTCCAGAGCATCAAGAAGCTTCTCCTGCCTCTTCTGTGCTTCGGCCAGCTGACGCTCCAGGACATGAAGGCGCTCGTGCTTCTGATCTTCCGTCTGCAGGTCCATGATCCTGTCCGTGATCTGTCCGATCATGTCATCGGTCAGCATGTCAGAGCAGATGGCATCGACAACGGCATCCTCCAGGACATCCCTTCTCACATTCTTGAGCTCGCATGGGTGTCCGTCTTTTTTATTTCCACAGGCATAATAATAGTGCATGTCACCTGTGTGGCTCCTTCCGCTGGATCCTCTGACGGTAGCCCCACAATATCCACAGACAACTTTCCCAGATAACAGATATTCTGTTTTGGCATTCCCTGACGCATTATTTCGGCTCGTTTTGAAGTGTTTTTGTGCTTCCATGAATATTTCCTCACTGACTATCCCAGGGACGCTCAGAGGGACTCCTGCGAGCTCCCACGAGCC